ACGAGTTTGCTTACCGTCCCCCCATACCTCAATAACATCTTCTCTTTCGGCATATGCAACCTTTCTACAGATGGCTGCTGGAGCTTTTTCTCTTCCTCCAAACCAGGTTCCTTCTGGTCCAAAGATATTGTGATAACGGGCAATCCTAACAGGAATGCCATGATTACGATTGTAAGCCAAGTACAATCTCTCTGAAAAAAGTTTCTCCCATCCATATTCGGAATCTGGTGCAGCTGGGTATGCGGAATCTTCACGGCAATTAGGATCGTCAGGGTCAAGTTGATTGTGCTCTGGATACATACATGCTGATCCAGAATAGAATATCTTAGTGGGATTATCTAACTTAGGTCTATTACATTCTGTCCAATCTTTCTTCTCTCCATCAAACGTTTCATTCAACAATCTCTGTTGTTCTAATACATTGAGGTTGATAGTAACTGAGTTCTGCATGATCTCAGCATCATTCTCACCAGTGAATACAAAACCTGCACCACCCATGTCAGCAGCGAACTGGTATATCTCATGGAAGGGGAGAATGTATTGATAAGGAACTGAGTTATGGTAGTTTCCTTGCTCTCCTTTAAACTCCAATACCTTACGGACAAAATCTACATCACGAAGATCACCAGTAACAAACTCATCTGCATGAGTAGATGAGAACTCAGGGTAGTTAAGATCTACTCCACGAACCCAATAACCTTCTGACTTCAATCTCTTTACCATATGGCTGCCGATGAAACCACCAGCACCCAGAACTAATGCAGTTCTCTTATTATCAGGCATGAAAATTAATTTTACTCCATACTATGTAGTATAAGGAATATGGTAATAGATGTCAACTTTATCGTAATGCCCGTTCTCCATGTATCCATTTTACTAAAGAGTATCTAACACCAGAAGTAACAGGTTTTACTTGATGAATAATTCTACTATCAAATATCAAAATAGTCCCTTTCGTCTTTGGACAAGTAAAATTATTATCACCACACTCCAAAATCAACTCTCCCCCTTCATAATCTTTTTCGGAAGATAATTGAACTGATATACTTAACTTTCGAGTATGAGAAATTGTATCCTTCTTATATCCAAAATCTTGATGCTTTCCATAAAACTGACCAACTTCATACTTAGATATTTGAACCTCTTCTGGATCAGTTGCTAAATCATATCCAAAGTTTGAATCATTAGCATACAAAGCATATCCACGTAACATTGAATTTAACCATAAGAGATTACTATATTGAACTCCAACATCTCTAATGGAATCAAGTCTAGAACCTTGTGTAGCACCTGCAATATATCCATCTGTCATACTTTCAATAATAAAATCGCATATATGGTCAGGTATTTCAGATTCCCTGACCAATAATGGTTTCCAAGAATTATCCACGATTTAATCAGTCTTATCTCCAATATAACATGGAACACATGCAGGATCTAACCATTTAGTATATTCAAAATCTTCTAAAGCATAATCCAATTGAATAGAATTATCAAGAAGATACATATCATTATACCTTCGTGTGTATTCATTAAACTTTTGAATACGATAGTCTGGTTTACCATTTAATTCAATAACACCAGACTCAACATAACGGTATGGGAACCGTTCCATAATTACATTCATGATTATAAACCTAAGTCCTCCGCAATGCACTCCATGATACTGTTGTAATCCACATCAGGATCTTCTTCTGTAAGATGCAAACCCTCTCCTACATAATACCTCTTAACCTTTTTAAATAATTTGGGGTTTTTAACATCTAAATAAATCTCCTTATTTGCAGCAGCCCGAAGGATGCCTATGTCTTTCTTAAACTTAGAAGTAAGCGTCATTGCTTGTTAACGGTTGACACTACTAATTATATAAGATGTCTAATTACCTGTCAAGCATTTAAACTCTAACAATAATATCTCCATCATCATCTTCATCATCCTCATCTTCTTCCATCGCCAATTCTATTTTTAATTCTTCTATACGTTTTTGTAGTGCTTGATATTCCTCTAAACTACAACTAGTCTTCTGATCAAAAGTAACCCCCATCAACTCTTCACCTGGTTTAACTCCTTCCATTTCTGGGTGAACTGCTTTCTTTAATTGAGTAGTCCACATACCATTAGGTCTAGCAGTATCTTCACTCATCATACTCCATCCTTTCACTATAGAACGTATAGCGAAAGCAAAGAGAAGAACCCATGTTAATGAAAATACTATATCAGTTACTGGATTCATTTACTTTTATCCTCAAAAGAATCTACTAAAAGATAAAACCACACAGCAGTGAATATCATAATAAGAGCGACTCTAAATGAACTCCAAGATACATCAATCATCGTTTTACATCGTGAGCACATCCATCACCAGTATAATCATCACTATCATAATATCCACCCTTCGTTCCAAAGAAAAGTGATAGACCAACAAATGGTAATGCTGCAATAATTAAAAAAGTTTCTAAAATCATATCCTTGGTATGTAACCTTTTGCTTGATTGAGTAAAGGTATAACTTCTGTTTCTACTTTCTCTGCAATCTTATCAACTATACTTATATCTATATCAAGAAAAGGTGGTATGATACCAAGCAACCTTAATGTACCATCCAAAAATAAGGCAAGACACGTAAATCCAAGAATCATACTAATGATAGTAGCATCACGATTATGCTTACGCATGGATGCTTCATCAATTGCTCTTGCTTCTGCTAAAGCAGCTTCTATCATTAAGTCAACTTCCTCTTTAGTATAGCAAATTTTTTTAATGGTGTCTTCGGTCATCGAACCTCGAAGTCTAATTTCCGCACTTTACGTTTACGTCTCTTTTCTTGAAAGGCAAGATCATCTGGAGACAATGCGGATTTTTCTTTTGCCTGATTAGATCTTACCATTATAGTTCTAGTTAGGTCAACAGCAGTTACCGTATCCTCATTAACTCTAACCATGTTAGGGCATCCACATGATCCAGATTGATTAGTTACCTCTACACCACAATCTTTACATCTTACAACAATCATTTTTCTTATCCAAACTCAATTCTTAATTAAAATTTTATTTATACTATATCTTCATTTTCCATAAGACTTGATCCCAATAAAGATCCAACTAAAGCCTTAGCATGTTTATTATGATCTGTCAATTTATTCATCCATATCCTCTCTTCTAAACTAACTTCACCATCAGTTGAGATTATGCGACAGCAAATGTCTACTATCTGATTTCGGTAATTGTTGCTTAACATGTTCAATTGCTGTTGGTAATATGGAGTATTCCATTCTTTGAATGGCCTTTGTTAATGATTCTACAGTATCATTAGGTAAAATAGGAACTTTTCCTTGAAGAATTATTTCACCCCCATCAAGTTCCTCATTCACATAGTGTACAGTGCAACCAGTAACTTCTTCACCTGCTTCCATTGCCCTCTCTACTACATTTAATCCTTTATACTTTGGAAGTAACGATGGATGAATATTTATCATAGGAGCAGGAAATTTAGATGGATTCTTAATCACTCTCATATATCCTGCAAGAATTATGAGATCTACATTCCATACTTTAAACATTTCTATCATTTTATCTTCATCTTTATGAGGTATTCTCACATGAGGAATTCCAAATTTTGCTGCTCGTTTAACAGCACCACAATGTTTTGTATTGTGTATCATCAACACAACTTCATGTTTATTACATACAGGATTAGTAACTATGTTTTGAAAATTGGTTCCGTTCCCAGAACACATTACTCCTAATCTCATAATACAGGATACTCTTCGTTACGTACAAACTCTGTCTTCATAGTCTTGAAGTCATCCATCAATCTTTGAACTTGTTTCTTATCAAGTCCAGCAAGTGATTCACAATTTTCTAAACAACGGTAGATACATTCCCTATCAGAAATGGGTGGGGAAATCTCCCACCCTTGTTCATCATAGTATTTTTTACCCTGAGTGACTTGTGCCTCTACATGTCCAAGATCTTGTTTCTTAGAAGGGTTTTTGTAACTATGTTTTTTACCCATGAGTTATATTAGCAAGATACTGATATATTAAATCCCATTTAAACTCAAAGGTTTGTCCATTCTCATCTTGAAGATAAAATGGAATATTGGGATGCATTCTCTTTGCTCTATAATAATGATTAATTACATTATAATCATCATCAATACATCTTTCAGATTCAAGTTCTTCTTCAGTATATTCCATTAACCAAATGTAGAATCAGGTTCTAATGCAATATAATACTTAAGATTACAATTGGTATTAGTAAACTTAGATAAAAGTTTCTGCGATACAACTACATCATAGGCACCAGGAATAATTTTAATATTCTCTACCTTAAAGTTAAAAGAAAACTCTTTATCAGTCTCACCAACTACAACAGCAAACACAGTGGAAGTATCATTCTTCTTATCACGAACAACAAGTTTAACAACACCTGCTTCACCAACTGCTGATAAATCAGGTAACTGATAGACTGCTGCTGCCTTAAGTAGTTTCTCTAATGAACTACTTTCTAATTGAAAATGAACATCTTCAGAAGGAAGTGTAATTTCTTTTTCTGGAGGAGAAACAATTACATTAGGATCCGCATAGAAATACTTTACTCTACGCTTGCCTTCCTTAATAGAAATATATGAATCTGGACTAAAATCCAAATCAGGATCCTGATGTAAACTCAACCCATTTAAGAACTGATTTAAATCATAGACTGCAAAGTCACGAGGAAAATCTTCATCAATTGCTGCTTCTGCAAGGATGTTTTTAGCAACAGATATTGTACGAAGTTGTGTTCCTTGTTTTACAAGAATGGAATTATTAATTCCAGCAAAGTTTTTAAGAATGTTTAAAGTTTGATCAGAAAGTTTCATAACCACGGGTAGTTGTCTCTTTTAATTGCCCACTGAAGTGATAAAGTAGGAGTGAATAATGTAATGCTTTTAGTATATCACGTTTTGCTTGTCCTTTCTTATCGTAGCGACTCAAATACTTGATTGCATTAGAACGACAGAAAGATTCCGCATCACCAACCGATTCGATAAGATCAAGTGTCTGGACGTTATTATTGTCAGAAGTATAATGTCCACCATAAGTGGTAGAAATATAATCCTGAAGAGCTTTGATGGACTCATCCTCTTTATATTTTCTAGGATTGTCTGTTTCTATACCAGGTGCTGGAGGCATTGTAAAATGATGAGCAGCATTGTCATCATTATCTGCTAGAAAATTCTGAGAGAGTGGTTGATCATCTGGAAGACTAATATTGAGAGTATCATATCCTGATGTAACAGTCTCATATCCAGAAGACCCTAAACAATCTCCAGCATAGATGACATCATTCTCTAATGCATCAAAATCAACAGTGTAATTGCTAGTATCAATACTAACATTGTTGATTGGATCAGTAAGATCAAAATTAACAAAAGATCCTGCTGATGCTGTATTCCCAGATCCTACCGTAATAATAGGTTCATTCCAATCACTATCATCCGAATCAGATTTTGGTTTTGGATCATACTCATCACTCTCTTGTGGTGTAATCGTATTGTCTTCAATCATTTCATCATCTCCATAAATTTCATCGTAAAGAAGGCTCCATGCATTAATCATACATCATCCCTCCTCATTTGGCAACTGGAAGTCTGCATCAACTTTATCATACAGTTCCAAGAATGATTGCTTAGTCTCATCATCAAATCTGTTTACACAAACTTGAATTGCTTTTGCCTTATTACCAAAGATACTAAAAGCACGAACAATGTGAACTAATCTACGAGTACTGATGATCTCATCGACACCACCATCATAGAATGTTTTACGGATGATATCACCCCAATCTACAAGTCGTGCAATGAAATCTGTATCAGTAATGCCAAGATTAGCAGCTACCGCACCAAGAATCTTTTTCTCTACAGAAGGTGATGGATAATCCTGCTCAAAGGTTACAGGGAATCTTTCAAGGAATGCTTCATTAAGTACATTAGTACCAATAAACCTACCGTCCTCGGAACCTTTCCCCTTTGTGTTTGCAGTTGCAATAACATTGAATCCTACCGCAGGTCTGACAAACCTACCGATTTTTTTGAGGAACAACCCTTTACCTTCAAGTATGGGTTGGAGGCATAGGATTTTGTTACTAGCCAAGTCAACTTCATCGAGTAACAAGATTGCTCCTCGTTCAAGTGCTTCAATGACAGGTCCGTTATGCCAAACTGTTGCCCCATCAACAAGGCGAAACCCACCAATAAGATCGTCTTCATCAGTTTCAATAGTAATGTTTACACGAATAAGTTCTCTACCCAATTGAGCACATGCTTGCTCCACACCAAAGGTCTTACCATTACCTGATAGACCAGTAATGAATGTAGGATAAAACTGCTTTGACTGTATTACTTTCTTTACATCATTAAAAGGACCAAACTTAACAAAAGTATCATCCTTTGTAGGAACTAAATCTTGCGTAACTGTTGGTTCTACAGCAGGAGCACTGAAAGACTTCTCAATGTTCTCCACTACCTTTGTGGTAACTTCTAGATTCCACTTACCACGACCAACAGAAAACTGTTTAATTTTTTTAGTTACAGTTTGATAAGCAATGTCATTAGCAGCACAGAATCCACGAACATCAGCTGCAGTGAACTCTTTGCCATAGGTACTTCTCAAACCTTCAATAATTTCATCAGCAGTCATTTTAATTTCAAACATGGGTGATTTGCTTTGATAAACCTATTATACACAAAAAAAACCTCCTGAGGAAGGAGGTTGTGACACTTCGTATTCTGGTTCTCTTGGATCTATTCTTGGATCCCAGTAAAAGAATTGCATATCGGATAACCGACAATGCATTAAAGGTCTATTTAACTTCATTTTGTTTCTTAAAAAATTCTCCTAAAGATGATTGTAACTGACCTTCATTTTCTTTAGGATCCAACTTATGATAACCATTTCTTTTTTTCCATTGCCCATACATTGCTTGCATCATCCATGATTGAGCAAGACTCTTAGGGCCGTCCATCAATAATTCTACCTGCTTACCTGTATGATAAGGTATGGATTCTTCTCTCCAATTGGAGTCATCATACGGTTTGTTCATTGGATTACTAGTACGTTAGTTTCTTCCTCATTCCCTAATTGACCTCTAACAAATGCATTAAATGCAATCGA